GGCGCTTGGGCGGCGCTGGCGCTTCAGTCGTTTCGGGTGGCTTGGGCTTCACCATTCCGTGGGCTTTGACGAAGGGCTCTTTCATGCAACGCATTCTCTACGCTATCGCCCGCAACGTCAATGGAAATGAAGCCGCCCCGGAGGTTGCCTAAGCCTCCGGGGCGGGGGTATCCGCGCGAGTGTCGTCGGGAGACTACGAGGTCGCGCTGGCGATGCGGACGTAGCGAGCGCCGGCGGCCGTCAGCACCTTCGCGCCGAACATGCCCTTCCAGCCGACCTGCGCGCGCTGGTGCAGGGGGTCGCTGCCACCGCCGGGGGCGGTGAAGTAGGTCTGGATGGACTGGAGGTCCCCGAAGGCCCACGCCTCGGGACCGTAGATGTAGGTGCCGCACAGGTCGATGCTGCCCGTGCCCTGGTCCTCGATGAGCGGCAGCGCCGCCGACTCGATGAACCGGACGCCAGCGTACCGGCCCAGCTCGCCCATCAGGAGCGGGCGGTTGTCCGTGTACTTGTTGGCGTCGATCCACCCACCGGCAGCCGTGTCGGCCATCAGGCCGTACACCGCCTCCGGGCGGATGTGACAGTGGTAGTAGCCGTCCCCGAAGGTCGGCACCTTCGCCACCTTCAGGGCCTTGACCGCCTGCTTGATGTCGTCGCCGTCGAGGAGGTCGCCAGTGGCGACGCCGGACAGCGCGTTGTTGCTCGTGCCGGAGTAGATGGTCGTGATCGGGGTCCCGGCCGCGATCGTGTTGCCGAGGTACAGGTTGACCGTCTCGGCCGCGTGCCGGCTGATCTTCTCCGACGCGATGCGGATGAGGTCGTGCGGCGACTGGGCGAGAGCCACGTCGGTCAGGCCGACGAGGATGCCCGCCTGGTAGGGGGTCATGTCGTCGTAGCCGATGTCCAGGTCCTCGACATCCGGCGTGACGCCCTCGGTCAGCCACGGGCGGGTGCCCGGCGTCGGCGTGCCGACGGAGACGGACAGGTCCGCGTAGCGCGGGAACCGGATGACGTTCTTGCCGGCGTCGTAGTTGGCCGGAACCACGTCCTGCATGAGCGTGAGGTTGGCCCGCAGCTCGGCGAGAAGCTGCTGGCGGATCAGCTCCTGGACGGTCTTGTCGAAGTTGGTCGTGGACGTGTCGAAGTAGACATCGGGCACCGGGGTATCCCTTTCAGGTTACGTCAGTTGGAGCCCAGCCGACGCCACGAGTCGGGAACCGGGACGCTGGCCTTGAACCGCTCCCAGCCCGCCGCAGGTGTCTCGTCTGCTGGCTTGGCCGCTGATGCATCCCTCGGGGCGCGCATGGAACGGAGGTCGTCGGTCGGGGCCTCTGCCTTGGCCGGGGCCGGAGCGTCGCTGTACAGCGCCTCCAGTTCCGCCAGCCGCACCTCGTCCGTGATCTCAGGGAACCGCGTCCTCGCCTTCGGGAACACGCGGTCGAGATACTTGGCCGTGGCCTTCGCTTCGGCTTCGTTTGCCCGACGCTCTGCCGCTTCGAGATTGGCCTGGAGCTTCGCCGTCTCCGAGAGGCTGGCGTCCTGCGTCTCGCGCTCGACCTGGCGAAGTACCGCCAGTTCCTTGCGAGCCTCAGCCAGCTCCTTCTCGGCAGCCGCGCGAGCTGCATCCGCACCCGCCTGCCGCTTCCGCCAAGTGGCCTCCACGTCCTCTGGCGTGGGCTGCGCCGCAGGGATCGCTTCGGATGCCTGCTCGCTCACCGGCGCTTCGAGGTTCGTGTCCGCGACTTGATCTGTCATCGTTTCTCCACACTACAGGTTGTTGCGTTATTACGCAAGTACGAAAGTTACTTGCCGCTCAACGCCTTGGTCAACTGGTCCAGCGCAGAAGTCGTGACCTGCTGGAGTTGGGTTTCCATCGGCATCACGAGGTTGTCCTTCGTGCCGCCGACGGTAACAGGGCCGACAGACACCTGCGGGCCGCCTCGCTGCTTCTGCTCCTTCGGCGTGCCGGTCACGAAGTCGCCAATGTCCTTCAGCGTGCCGCCGATCTTCGCCAAGTCGGCCGGGATCGGGGACAGGTAGTTGGCAACGGCATCTGGAGCTGCCTTCAGGTCGATGTTGACCGGCGCAAGGCCAGCCTGCCGACGCTGCATGTTCTGGTAGCCCTGGTCGGAAATGGCCCGCATCCACTGGGGCGCGACCGCCGGCAGGTCCCACGGGACGGCAGGGAGCATGTACGACACCAGCAGCGCCGCTTGGCTCCGGCCAAGGTCGTTCATCATCTGGTCGAACTTCGGGTCCATCTCGCGCTGCATGGCGATCGAGTTGTAGGCGTCGTTGATCGTGTACGTCAGCGCCCCGGTTCGCAGGCCGAACGGCTCCTTCGCCACGAACCGGATCATCTCCGGCAGCATCTTGCCCCACATGTAGGAGGCCGGATACAGGCCGAAGAACGGGTGGTTGACGCTCCGCTCGAACATCGTGCGGACACGGGCGAAGTAGTGGGTCCGGTAGGCGTCCTGCTCCAGCGACTTCAGCCGCTCCACGACAGCCGTCCAGACCAACTCCTGCGTGAAGTTGTGGGGCGTTCCCGGCAACAGGTCCTTCGCCTGCGCCATGAACGCCCGGAACTCGGGGCTGCCAGCCCGCAGGACGCCGGAGTCGTCAATGGTCTTCGCCATGAACGAGAGGGCACGGTAGACATCGGGGTCGGTGACGGCTGTCGTCGTATCGACACCCTGCTTCGCCAACCGTTCCTTCTGCCAGTTCGCCAGCCCGGCGGCGTCGTCCGGCAAGGGGAGATCCTTGATCGCGTCGTACCAGCCGGCCTTCTTGGCAACCGGCGTCGGCAACGCCGGGAGGCTGCCGACATCCTTGCGAACGGCCCGCAAAAGCATCCTGTTCCGATGCTGCGGAACACCGTAGTCGGCAGCATCGAAGACGTGAATGTCCCACTGGTACCCGACTGCGTCGAGCTGGTCCGTGATGATCTTCAAGGCGTCGCTGCCCTGGTAGCGGGGCACGTTCTCGACCGTGACGACCTTCGGATTGATCTCACGGATCGCGCGAGCGGTCGCATCGGCCGTCAGGCGATCCAGTTCCACCTCACCGGCCTGCGCCTTCGCGCCGGAGAAGTTCTTGCAGACCGGGCTGGCATGCAGATATTCGGCGTCCGCCCACTGCCCAAAGTTCACGTCCTGCACGTCGCCAACGACCACGCGAGGACCGTGGTTGAGCTTGTAGACCTCTGCGATAGCCGGGTTCTTCTCGACCGCGCCGATGAAATCCACCTTCGGGATGCCGACCTCGGCGAGCCCGCCGCCGGAGAACAGGGTCACGCCCTTGGGCCGTGGGCCGAGCAACGCCGTCAGCGGGTCGGTGAACGCCTGCATCAACTTCGGCGGCACACCGTTACCGATGATCGTCCTGGCCAGAGCCTCGTTCTGGGGCAGGACATAAGAGTCCGGCACACTCTGGAGACGGGCCAGGGCACGGGCATAGAGCCGCTTCACCTTGCCGCCGATGATCGCCCGAACCGGCTCACCAGGCGTCGCCTTGATCGTGAACGACGGCTCGTTCATCGGGGCCATTGGAATGTTGCCGCTGCTGGCCGACCCCCCAGACACCAGCAACGGCTCCTGCGCACCACCCAACATCGCCTTCATCTGCTGGGCCAGTTCCTTGTCCGACAGGTGCGCGATAGCGTCCTTGCCGGACTGGTCCAGGTGAGCGCGGGCGGCGCGGCTCATCTCCTCCAGCAGCGTGTCGATCTGGGACGGAACGGCCCCGGCCGACCCGGATCGGCGCAGGCCCTTCACCGCCCGCAGGAAGTTCACGCCGTCGGCCACCTCCTGCGCGCCAGCAAGGCCCGCCTTCGTGACCATTTTGACCTGCGGCGCGAAGACGCCGGACAGGTACTCGTTCGGGCTCATGCCGCGGGCGCGGGCGTTGGACTCGAAGATCGACTTCACGCCCCGGAACTCGTCGGCCGTCAGGTGGTAGGCGTCGCGGACATCGCGCCAGAACTGGGGCTCGTCAAACTCCAGCGCCAGCTTCGCCCGGCGGATGTACTCGGGGCTGGCGTTGCGGGCAGCCAACTGCTCCTCGATCTGGCCCCACGACGCGTTCTTCAGCCGGACGGCCTCGCGCATGGAGTCAAACGAGTCCCAGCCGCCGACGGTGTAAGCGAGGTGCTTCAGGTTGAGCGGCTGCGCTGCACCGAACCCTTCCGGCTTCCAGAGCGCGTGGTCCGCGATCAGGGCCTCGTAGTTGTTGATGGACTCCTTGCTGACCTGGTTCGCCAGCGTGTTGTCCATCTGCTCGGACAGGTACTTGACGGCCAACTCATTGTCGTCAGCGATGCCGTAGTGCTTCTTCATCGCCAGCCAGAAGTCCTCGCCCGTGATCTCGCGGAGGTTCTTGCCGAGCGTGCTTCCCCACTGGCGCAGGTAGTTGATCCGCTTGATGCGGGCGATGCCGCGCGCACCGCCGACGGTATCGAGCGCGAGGCTGGCCGCCGAGTTCGGCAGGCCGTCCAGCGTCTCGGCCACCATCCTGCCCTGATACGCGAAGGCCGACCGCTCGGCCATGTCGAAGTCCGTCATGCCGATGACCTTGGAGTTGACCAGGTTCTCCCAGATGCGGGCGAGCTTCTGATCCTCCGCCGTCATCGCGCCGCGAATGAACGGCTTGACGCCACGCTGGCCGGACAAGATCCATCCTTCCATCGCTTCCTGCGCCTGGAACATCGGGTGGAAGGTGAAGCGCAGGAGCTGGTAGAAGTGCTCGCTGAACTGGCCGGCGAAGTTCCCGCCAGCGAGGTCACGCAGCATGGGCGAGTCGGCCATCATCGTCTTCAGGCGGCCGGTGAACTTCTGGGTCAGGCCGACCAGCCGGAGGTCGCCTTCATAGGCCCTCAGGACCAGCAGGCCGAGGTCGCGGGGCGTCATCACGAGCTGGTTCGGCAGCCGCGCCGCGCCCGCTTGAAGCCGGACCGGCAGCAGGCTCGCGTCACGGGAGAACCCACCGATGGCGTTCCACATATCGGTGAACGACAGGGACCGGGTGGTGCGAGCACCCTGCTCCGCCACCTGCTCGATCTTCGTCAGGATCGTGTTGGCCTCGTCAGCCGTCAGCCCGAACTCGCTCGCGCCGATCGACTTGAAGCGAACGTGGGCGTTGGCCTTGATGGTCGCGCCGGAGACGCCCTGCCGGATCGTCTTCAGGGTAGCGTCGATCCAGTCCAGCCCCCGCTGGACCTTGCCGTCCAGCACGTCGGCCATCCCGGCGATGTTGCGCGGCAGAACGAACCCCGGCTGGTACAGCCACGGGGCGTCACCGACGACGTGGCCGACCCACGGGTTGACGCCAGCAAGGTTGCCCTCGGCGTCGAAGACCGGCCGACCGAGACTTTCGTCGGCAGGCCGGAAGGCCAGCTTCCAGCCGGGATGCTCGGTCGTCCACTGGACGAGTTCCGGGTACTTGGCGATCTCGTCGTCGCGCATGATCCGGTACAGGTCGTTGTGGTCGATCATGTCCTGAAGCCGCGTCAGCGCCCGCTCGATGCTGGCCTCCATGCGGGCCGGGTCGAAGCGCAGCATCGCGGGCAGGTTGTCGTACTGGTCCATCGCGTTCTTGATAACGGCGAACTTGTCGCCCGGCGTCTTCGCTGCCTTGATCGCCTTCAGGAGCGCGCCGGCCCCGAGTTCATCGAGGTTGCGCGGGTTGCCGATCACGAGCCGGGCCAGCTCGGCGGTGTCGGCCTGCTGCGCGATGGTCGGGATGAGGCGCATGAGGCTGTTGTCGGCAGCGTTATAGGTCGCCATGTGCAGCAGGCTCCGGCCGGCGTCATCCATCTGGTTGATGATCGCCTGCCAGTGAGCCTCGTCCTGACCGTAGACGCTGACCATTCGCTTCGCCAGATCGACCGGATCGACGTTCCGTTCAAACACCCGAGTCGCCCGCGTGAGAAGCGACTGGAACATCGTGTTCGGCATCTCGGTCATGGTCTTGTCCACGGCCGCACGGGCGTACCCGCCAATGTCCTCGATCGGCACGGCCTCGCCACCGAGCGGCCGGAAGATGCCGTCGATCCCCTGCCCGACAATGTGCTCGCGGGTGATGTTGTTGTCGATGCCCCACGCCAAGTTGTCGCGGATCTGCTGGGCCACGTCCGGCATCTGCTCGTCCACGAGCCGGAAGAACCGCTGCGTGGCGTGGATGCCGACGGCGGTCCCAAGGATCTCTTCGCGGGCCGCCGTGCTGGTGGCGTCAACGACCTTGGAGCCGAGCGGCGTCCCGCCACCGAGCGCGGAAAGGGGGTCGATCGCGGTACGGATGCCCTTGAAGATCGGGCCGAGTTCCGACCGCTGGGCGGCCAGCGCCACCTGCCCGATCTTGCTGGCCTCGACGCCAGCCTCGGCGACCTTCGCCGCCGTGACACCGGCCTTCGCCAGCCCGGCCGCGCCGAAACTGGCCCACGTCAGCGGGTCCAGCAGGATCTCGCCCAGCAGGTTCGACGCGCCTTCGTGGCCGTAGCCAGCGGCGTGCGACGAGAGATAGTCGAGGGCCTGCTGCTCGCTCCAGCCGCCGCTGCCATAGCCCTTGACGACGGCCGCCTCGGTCGGGTTCAACTTCGTTGGATCGGTCTGGGCCTGCTTCATCACCTCGGCCAGCCGGTTCAGGCCGTTGGTCGGTCCGGCCATGCCGGCGATGCCACGCTCAACGTACCGGCCGGGGATGCTCAGTCCCTGGACGACCTGCACCAGCAGGCCGCCGAGCGAGCCGCCGAGGGCGCTGTACTCTGGGAACAGGCCACCCGTTCCGGCCTGCTCCTGGACCTTCCTGATGTAGTCATACTTCATGTTCGCGCCGTACAGCACGTCGGCGTTGGCGAGTTTCGCCACCGCCTGCTTCTCCGGCGTGTCCGGCATCCGGTCGAACATGCCGTCCACGCCGACGCCCGGCAGCCAGCCGAGAGGGATGCGGGACAGCGCCCCCTCCGCCAGCCCGAATGCACCACTGGCCGCGCCGGAAACGGCCCCCGACACTTGGCTGACGACCGGGGCTTGCGTAGTCAGCCACCGGACGGCATCGCCCAGCGGCGCACCGACCAGCGGAACGGAGTTGATGAGGCCGGTCTTCTGCCCGAACAGGGCGTCACCGATCCCGGCGATCAGGCCACCGAGGGCGTTGGAGTTCTGCTGGACCGAACTGTACGCGCCACCCGGCCCGCTGACGTTCAGGTTGAAGCGGCCGGTGTTCGGGTTCTGGTCGATGTTGTCAGCGGGCGCGGTCGAACCGATGCCGGAAGGCTGCGTCGGGGCCGAGTCCCACCAGTTGAGGCTGGTCGCCGTCGGCCCGCTGGTAGCCGGTCCGCTCGTGTAGTCGGACGGCATCAGAAGCCCAGCCTGCCGCCGTTGGGGTTGTACGTGGCGGAGCCAACTCCGATCTCTCCCGGCTGCACGCCGACGGCGGGGTCGATCGTCTGCGTGATGCCAGGGGCGGCGTCAGGCTCGGGGATCGTGATGGGGCCGTACAGCTTCGCCGCCACATCCACCGGGGTCAGGGCCGTGGCCGGGTTCGTTGTCGGCAGGGTCGTGTACGGCGGGTTCTGGTCGGGCGTCTTCGGCACCGTCAACTGCGAGCCGAGCCGGATCTTGACGCCCGTGTCAGCCGTGCCAGTATCGTTCCACGGCACGAGGTACGTGCTGCCGTCCTCGCGCGTGATCTCGGTCAGCGGCGTGCCGAACCGGCCGGGAACCGTCATCTGGCTGGTGATGACCGACCAACTTTCGCCAGCCCGCGTACTGGTTCGGTTCCAGATGTCGAGGGCCGTGTTGCCGCTGCCTGGGACCTTCGTATCGACGGTCAGCGTCACCGGGGCAAAGGCGTTGTTGTTGGTCAGGTTGTCGTACTGGGCGTTGTAGTCACGCCGGCTGCTCGGGTCCACGGTCGAGTGCTTGTCGGCGTTGCCAGCCGTCGCCATCGCGGTCGCCAGCTCGGCATACTTCTGGGCGTTGAACGTGCCGTCCGGGTTCCACACGCTCTCGCTCGCCAGCAGCGCCTGGTACTTCGCCGGATCGTTGCGGATCGCGTCGGCAATCGCCTTCGCCTCGGCGTCCGGTAGGGACCGGACCAAGGACGCGATCAGCGTCTCGGTGTCGGTGTAGTAGTTCACGCCGGCGGCATTCCGCACCGGGTTCCAAGCGGTATCGACAATGAAGCCGGTCTTGCCGTTGGCATTGTTCGTGATGGTGGTCTTGGCGTCAGACTGCACGACACTGGACAGGTCCACGACGATGCCGCCCGGCGTCACCTGCACGACAGCCCCATCTGCCCACGGGGTCGCGGTCGTGTACCGGGTCTTACCCGTACCGTCGGTGTACTGGTAGATGATCTGCTGCTTGCCGCCCGTGTTGATGATGTACGCCTTGGCGACCACGTTACTTGCACCTTGGCCGTCGGCGTTGATCGGCGTGTAGACGGTTCCGTCCGCACCCTTGGCAACGACCTTCACGTCAACTGGCGTGACCCACATCATCTGGACGCTGCCGTCCGGCTGCGTGACCGGCACCATCTGGCCGCCGGACATCTGCGCCTCGCCGGTCGAGATAACGCCAACCTGCTTGCCGTTCGGATCAGCCTTGAACACGCCACCGGTCACGGTTCCGTAGGTCATCACGCCGGAGCCATCGGCCAGCATCTGCGCCTCGTTCGTCAGCCGTGTGACCGACGCCTGCGTGTCGGCGTTGTCACCGCTCGGCTTGTCGGTTGACGTGCCGCTGGCGGTTGGCGTGGCGATACCGGTGAAGTTCTCGTGGAGTGTCTTGCTCGTGGTGTCACCATTGGCCTCGGCCAGCAGCGTCGAAGCCGTCTGGGCGTCGGTGTTCGGATCATTCGCCAGGGACACGAGCGTCTGCTGGTACTTGGCCCACGCGTCGAGCTTCGCCTGTGGACCGGCGTTTGGGTCCTGCCAGATCTTCAGCCACTGGTTGCGGGCCGTTTCGTAGGACTGGCCCACATCCCACGCGCCGATGATCCGGCCCCACTCGTTGTACTGGCCGATCATCTTGTCGAGCTTCACAGTACCGTTGTCGCCGGAGGTGTCACCAGCCGCCGCCGCCGAGTCACGCCGGATCGTCAGGCCCTGCACCTTCGACTTCAGCACCTTCTCCAGATATGCCTGCGTGATCGTCCCGCTGAAGGACGGATCGAGCTTCTTCAACGTGTCCACCACTTCAGGCATCTTCGACAGTTGCGCCAAGAGCGCCGGCATCTGCATGATCCCGCCCTTGGCGGTGTTCAGGCCCATGTCGGCCAGCGTGCCGGCGCTGCCCGTCTCCGGGTTCACGCCGGGGATCAGGCCCATCGACCGAGCCGCCTGCGTCAGCACGTTCAGGAGGTAGTCGCCAGCGGCCTCGTAGTTGTTGTACGTGGCCTGGTCGGCGGCAGCGCGAGCGTCGGCAGCCGCCTTACTGGAACTGGCCGCGCTGCCGGCCTTCGCCGCCTGAATGAACTGGGCCGCGTTCTTCTGGAGCGTGCGCCAGAGTTCGCTGCCCTGCGGGACCTTCTTGGCCCAGTCGAGGAAGAACTGTGCCCGCTGCTCGGCCGTGATCGTGCCCTGCTTGTAGGCGAGGTCGCTCTTGCTGTCCGCGATGGCGAAGTCGAGCTGGAGGATGTTCGACTTCAGGCTCTCATACGCCTGCGTACCGGGCTTCAGGCCGGCCAGCCGCTTGTTCCAGTAAGCCAGCATGGACTCGTCGGTGACGTTCTCGCCCTGGAACGTGCCACCGTTCCGCCACGCGTCCATGATGGCGGAGTCGCGCTGGCTCTGGAGGTTGCGGGCCTCCGACGCGATGATGCTGGACAGGGACTGGTACGAGCGCGGAAGACGCCCGAAGCGGCCAGCGCGGGCCATTACCGCTTACCGAGCGTCGCGCGGCGAGCCTGGATGGACCCCGGAGCCGGGATCGGGGCCTGCGTCAGAATGCGCGACTTGGCCTGCCCGCCCTGGAGCATGGTCTGGGCCATGCCGAGGTTCTGCGGCGGGGCCTGCATCGGCAGACCGCCACCGGGCGGCGGAGTGCCGGCGGCCGGTGGCATCATGCCCTGGTCGCCGGCGAGCTGGTCGCTGGTCGTGTTAGCCGGGGTCGCGCCAGCGAGCGCAGAGCGGAGGTCGTTCTGCCCGCGCGCCATCGCCTGCTGCGCCTGCTGCTGGACGCCGGGAGGTGCCTGCTGGCCGACCTGCTGAAGCATCGTGAGGAGCTGGACCATGACCTGCACCTTCTCGGGGCTGAGGGTCGCGTCCGTGTTCTCCTCGCGGATGATGTTCTGCTCCGTCTCCGGGTCGTCCACGCCGACCGCATCCATCGCCCGAAGCTGACTCCACAGGCCGGCGTTCTTCAGGTTCACGACGCGGGTGGCCGTCTCCAGTTCGTCGCGCGGGTTGAGCGACGGCGGCATGATGTCGAGGCTGGCTTCGGGCGTGCAGATGTCGCGGACGTCCGCGTCCTTGGCCTTCCAGACCTTCAGGCACAGTTCCCAGATCTCCTCGCGCCACTCGTAGGCCAGTGCCCGCTTGATCGAGATGCGCGTCTCGTAGTTGGCGATCAGGGCGTTGATGGCCTTGGAGGACTGGAGGGCCTGCAACGGCGCGCGGCCGACCAGCAGCGGGTTCAGGCCGGAGATGGTTTCGATCTCCTGGTCGATCTGGCTCAGGTACTGGTCAGTCTGGACAACCGGGATGTACGGCTGGATGGCGTCGATCCGGTTGCCAGGGCCGGACGAAACGAGTTCGTTCAGCTTCGGGCGAGCCTGCGGATTGACCTTACCGGGGGCCGGAGCCTCGGGGCCGGTGATCTGCCAATACTGGCCCGCTGCCGCGAAGGAGATCATCTGGGCCATGTTCGTGACCCGCTCCATCTTCTCGCGCAGGAGCTGTTCGAGGTCGTACAGGGCGGGACGGCCCTCGGGCACGCCGGGGATGTACGTGTTGAACAGGGGCTTGATCGGGAGTTCGCCGTCGTACTCGGCGTGCTTCGTGTAGCGGACGAGGTGGTTGCCGACGAAGACGGCGTTCCAGGTGTCCATCTTCGTCTTCTTGCCCATCACGCCGGTCTTGCCGCGCGGCTTCAGGAACCAGTAGTCCCAGACTTCCACCAGCGAGGACCCGAAGTTGGTCAGCCACGGGCGGGTCGCCTCGGCGTCCTCAGCCGACGACGGGCCGACCACGTAGGGATACGCCTGCCCGTCCACGGTGCGAGGTTCCAGCTCAACGCTGAACTCCTCCAGAACCGCATCGCAGGACATGCGGGTGAGGTAGGCCGCCCAGTAGAGGTCGTCGTACTCGTCGGACTTCCAGCCGAGATAGAGGTGGCGGGGCTGGTCGATGATCTCGACACAGGGGCGCTTCTCCTCCTCGTCCCAGTAGACTCGGGCCGCCGTCCGGCCGTACTGCTCCTTGGCCGTCATCGCCTTGTGGAACTTCAGGTCGAAGTCTTCCTCGCGCTTCCACTCGAAGTAGATGCGCTCCTGCGCGGCAGCCGCGTCGCGGGCCTCCTTCGTGGTATCCGTGGCGACCATGTTCTCGATCGGCGGCACAGCCTGGAGGGCGGCCGGGATGTCCACGTAGACCTGCGGGTTGTTGATCGAGACGTGGGAGTAGCCGGGCGTCGTGGCAGACGGGTGGCTGGCCCACAAGTCCGCGCCGAACTCCGGGTGGATATCGTTGGCGTAGTAAAGCCGGTCCATGCGGTCGGCCACGGTGCGGAAGCGGTCGTGCTGCTCGCGAACGGTGGCCTTGCGGTGGGCGAGTTGCTGGAGAAGATCCTTGGCGTCGGAGTCCGGCATCATCTTGATGGCGGCTTCCATCGTCAGGTTCTGGTAGGCGACCATCAGCGCCGCCCCCACGGGGTCGAGGCCATGATGTTGAAGCCGACGCTGGCGTCGTCAATCGCAGGGATGCGGCGGATGACCGCGACCGCGCACGCGAGGGCCATCACCGCGTCCTGTTCGATGCTCCGATCAGCCAACTTGTACCCCAGCAGTTGCCGCCTCAACTTCAGCCAGTCGCCCGATCGCGGGAACTTGATCCGGCCCTGGTCCAGCAGGGTCTTCAGGTCGCCCAGCAGCTTCAGCTTCTTCTGCTTGCTGCCACCGAACTCGATGTTGTAGATCGGGTCGATGCCGGCGTCATCCAGCATCTCTCGGAACAGTTTGCCGCCCCAGCCAGTCGCGTCGATCGCCGTTCCGCAATACGTTCGCAACTCCTTGGTCGATGCATTGTAGGCATAGTGACTGTTGGAGGTCAACGCGACAAGTGCCTCTGCGGACTGCCGCCCGGTGGTCCGTGTGACCTTGACGCCGACGATCTCCTCCTCGTTCGTCACGTCAAGGACGACCGACCAGGTGTTGTCATAGGTGCTGGCCGCGTCCACGCCCTGGGCATACGAGTGGCGGTTGACCGCCGGCGCGTGATCCGGCAAGTCCTCCACGAACGCGCGATCAACAGACTGGCTGGAGAAGTAGTTGGTCCGGCCCTCGATGAAGAAGCCGTCGATGTTCTGCGGGACCAGTTCCGGGGGCGTGTCCTTGACCAGCCGCTCGAAGGCCACCGGGTCAATGCCGTAGCCCACGTTGTCGCGCGTGCTCATCCGCAGGCTCATCCGGGTCGGCGTGCGGTCCGGCGACTCGGGGTTGCCCAACTCCCAGTAGTCCGCGAAGACCGTCAGCCCCTCGGTGGGGGTGCTAACCAGGAACATCTGCCCGCCGGTCCCGAGGCGGCGGTTGTGCAGGACCTCGTTGATGATGAACTCCAGCTTCGGGTGGAAGGCGCACTCATCGAAACTGATGCCGTGCATCTCCCGACCAAGCGAGCTGGTGGCGTTCTCGGCGGCCGATCGGAAGTGGATCTGCCCGCCGCCCATCGCGGCAGCGAAGACGATCCAGCCGTAGTCGCCGCGCTCCTTCTGCTCGTAGGAGACGCAATCCGGCATCTCCGTCGTCAGCGGGCAGCCGGTCGTGCCGACCTGCGCCTGGTGCGTGCCGGTGAAGATCTTGACCAGATCGTGGAAGACGAGTTCGGCCGTCCCTTGGTCGATCCCGAAGTGATACCAGTCGTAGGACAGCTCCATCCACCGCTTCAGGTCGGCCTCGGTGCCCGCTGGCGGACGCGCGCCCATCTTGAACAGGGTGGAATGGCTGATGATGACGGCGAGGATCAGGGTCTTGCCGGCCCGGTTGCCAGCCGACAGGCACAGGGTCAGGTAGGCGGCCCGCCACTTGCTGGCGTCACGGCTCAGGTACGCCTTCGCGGCCCGGACCTGGCCCGGATGGATGCGGATGTTGAGGAACCGGCGGGCGTAGAACTCGACGTCCCAGCGGGCGCGAGCCCAATCCGCTTGGAAATCGAGCGGATCAGCCACGATCGCCCTTCGCAGCAAGCCTGCGCCGCCTGACGACCGCCTGCGCCGGGATGACCGTGACGCCAACAGCCTCATTCCCGTGGATGCTGGCCGCTAGAACCACGCCGTCATCGTCATCGGCCAGCACAAATCCCACGCTCAGGCACCGGGGCGCGTCCTTGCGACGGCGATGGTCAAGAATGGCCTCGATTGGCTGCCAGCCATCGTGCATCACGGTCGAGTCAACCCACTCAACCTCCAGCCGCCAGTGCCGATCCCCCGGAATCATTCGATCACCGTGGCCTCGCCGTCGATGATGAGGTCATCCGGCGGCCCGAGATAGCCAGCCGGGCCGCTGCCGGACAGCAGGCGGGCCATCGCCATCATCAGGTCGGCGTTCTTGGTCCGCGCGGCGCGGTCATCGAGCATCTTCTGGGCCGCGAGGCCGTGGCTGATGGTCGGTTCCAGCCTTCCCTCGTTGATCGCCTCCACCGCCCGGTCGCGGACGAGGATGGCGAGGTCCTGCTTCTGCGTCACCTTCGCCAACGGCAACTCCTGGAAGTGCTTGGCGTGGCTGTTGACCCGCTCCGGCGACACGTTCCAGCCCTTGGCAATCAGTTCCCGGCTGATGTACGCCCCCGACAGGCCACGGGTCAACATGGCGTCGATCATCGGGGCCAGCGCCTTGTCCTTGCAGACCGAGCATCGCGGGCGCTGCGGAACTGTCTCGGGGATGATCGGGACTTCAGGCCGGTAGCCGGGCATCAGAGGACCTTCGGCCGGTCGTCGTTGCCCACGCCTCGCTCCACGAACGACACCAGCGACAGCGCCATCCATGCGGCGTGGGCCATGTGGCTCAGGCCGGATTCAGGATCGGCGTCCTCGCCAGCCCAGAACAGGAGGGCGTGACGCATCATGGCGTTGAAGGACAATGAGTAGTCGTAGCCTCGCAGGAAGTTGTGGGCGGCGTACTTGTTCGCGCCCATCCCGGCCACTCGGGACAGCTCGATGAGGGCCACGGGGTCCAGCGCGCCGACCTGCGTCAGCTTCTTGCCCTTCTGGCCCCCGGAGCCGGGATCGGTGACGCGCGTCTCGGAGTCGTGCAGGTCCTTCACTGGACGGCCAGCCAGTCTTCGACGGCCTGCGCCAGCGTGTACTCAGGCGACACCCGGATAGCGGTGTCATCAAAGAACACGAGCCCCGGCATCTTCTCGCAGGTGATGGCATCGAACGGGATCTCGTTCTCGATCAGGTAGTCCTGCACGTAGGCCGCCTGCTCGCCACCGAACAACTCAGCCGAACCGCCACGGCGGACCACTTCCGCCGCCCACCACGTCGGTGAAAGCCGACTGGTCAAGATCACGACCTCGTACCCAGCCGCCTTCAGGTCTCGCACCGCAGCAGCAGCCCCAGGCAACGGGCTCTCCCACGAGATGAGATCGCCCCACGGCCGGATCGTCTTGTCGAAGTCCACCAGTACGCGACGGGCTGCGGACGGGGGATGCCCTGCGCGGAGGGCGTAGGCGTCAATGTGAGATTCAGGCACGCAGGACCTCCTCGATCTGCTTCATCTGGCTCGGCCGCCAGATCATGGCGCACTGGCCGGCCGCCTGGAGGAGCGCGATCCACGCGACCTGCTCCGGCGACGGCTGGCCCAACTCCCGCTTCAGCTCGATCCACAGGACGGGCTGGCCGGCCTTGACGCAGACCAGATCGGGGAAGCCCTTGGCGTCGCCGGCGATGGCCGTCGCCACGATCGGGCTGCCGTCATCATTCAGGCCGACGATGCTGGCGTGGAAGTGGCACACCTTCCAGCCGTGCTTCCTCGCCAGCCGGATGACCTTCCGCTGGAAGGCGGCTTCGAGGACCGCACGATCGGCCCGCTCCTGGTCTGTCAACTTGCGTCCCAATGCAAGTACGGTAGCGGGCTTGACACGGGATTGCAAGATGGGCGCAATCCGGGCGCTAGAACCGGAGGTGGGGTGTGGACTCACGCCCGCGAATACGGCCCGCCGGGTTCCTCCCTCCTCCCCGGCGGGCCGTTTCGTTTGCCCGCCCGCAGGCGGTAACGCGCTATTGACGGCTATCTCCCGCTATGGTACGGTTCTTCCTGCAACCGCCGAGGTGGCGAAACTGGCAAACGCAGGAGGCTCAAACCCTCCGCGCCGGAAGGCGATCCGGGTTCGACTCCCGGCCTCGGCACCAAACGCAACGGAAGGAGACACCGTGCCCATTACCTTCACTCGCGCAGCGTTCGCCGGCCCCGACATCCAGGACGGGATCTACCCGGCCAAGTTCATCGGCTGCAAGGAGGGTCCGGCCGGCAACTACGGCCCGACCGCGCGCTGGCTGTTCGAGGTCCAGAACGAGGACGAGTTCATCGAGCTGGACATGCTGACTGGCGTCAACCCCAGCCCCAAGTCCAAGGCAGGGCAGGTCATTGCGGTCCTCGCCAACCGCCAGCTCGAAGTGGACGAGTCGATCAACGACGACGACCTGATCGGCCGGAAGGTCCGCGTCCTCGTCACGCACAACGAGAAGGGCTACCCGACGATCGAGCGGGTGATGCCGGCGGCGGCGAAGTAGCCGTGGAGCACAAGCGGATGCTCCCGCCGGACGATGACCGCGTGGAGCCCGCCCTTGGCGAAGGCGGGCACTACTCCTACCAGGAGGTCTGCCAGGCGGCCTACGTCTGCGCCGTGAAGGACGCCGGCTTCCGGGTCAACGTCGTGGCGCTGGACTCCGACGGGACGGCACGCTCACACCTCGACGTGCCGGTCCGCCAGCCGACGCCGGACGACGGCGGGCAGAGCTTCCACCTCTGGCACAACTGCCCGTGGGGGCGGTGACATGAAGGCCATCCCCGACAAGGAGTTCTTCACGCCAAAGGAGGTCTGGGAACTGCTGGAGGTCCACAAGACCACGGTCTACCGCTGGATCGAGGGGACCTACGGGCCGGACTGGACGCTCCGGTGCATCAGGATCGGCCGGAAGGTGGCGATCCCGCGCGAGGCGCTGGTCGAGTTCCTGGAACGGGCGACGCCAGCGGGGTAGCCAGCCGTGGACGACACGCTCATGGAGGCCGGTCGCCGTTACCTGGCGGCCGGCCTCTCGATCATCTGGCTTTCCGGCAAGGCACCGAACCCCGACATCCACCCGCACGGCCTCCAGCAGCCGATGTCCGGCGCGCCCGAGGGGCCGGAGGACGACGAGTTGCTGCGGTGGGCGGCCGGTCACGAGCAGACGACCGGCATCGGCATCGTCATCCCCGAGCACCTGTGCGTCGTGGACGTGGACGGGGAGGCGGGAGCAGTTAGCCTCTGGGGGCTAATCGGGCGGACCCCGGACACGGCGACGGGGAAGTCGGCCAGGGGGTTGCACTTCTGGTTCGTGTCGCCCTACGTCCACCGATCAACCAAGCTAGGGGAGGGGCTGGACTTCAAGGCCGTCGGCGGCTACGTCGCCGTGGCCCCCAGCCTGCACCCGTCCGGCGTGCGGTACGAGTGGATCAACCCGCTCATCGGCTGGGGCGGCCTGCCGGATGCCGGCGGTTGCGACTGGCTGCCGGACGAGATCGAGGCCGTCCTGGCGCGGAAGGCCGCCAAGCCGGTCCTTGACCCGGCGTTGCGGAGTGCTACCTTGGATGGCCTTGTGAAACACCTCCGCAATGCCCAGGAGGGAAATCGAAACGCCGCTGCCTACTGGGCCGGCTGTTGCGCCCGCGACGGCGGCCACTCACTCGATGACGCCCTCGCCCAGCTCGTGCCGGCCCTCGTCCACGCCGGCCTGCCTGAGCCCGAGGCACGACGGACGATCAGGAGCGCATACAACCAAGGGAGGTAGGGTGAAGCCCGAAGGAGCCGTATTCAGGAAAGGTGACGCCAGCCTTTCGGTCGCATCTCGGGTGGAAGTTGATTGGATGGTACGTCGGCACTACCTCGGGCGCTGGCCTGGAGTTGTCACCCTAACACTGGCGGCGCATGGAGATGGCGGCCCGTTCGGATGCATCGTGTTTGCCCTCCCACCGCGAGAGACGGCGAAGCGGTACGGCGCCGTAACATGGGAGCTTGCCCGCCTGTGGGTTGACGACAGGGCAGCAACGAACGCCGAGACATGGATCATCGGCGCTGCGATCCGGTGGATCGAACGAAACCGCAAGGACGTGGAGGCACTTGTCTCCTACGCAGACCCATCTCGCGGACATAGCGGAACGATTTACCGAGCGTCGAACTGGATTGCCGACGGGATGACTGACTCGGAACGCAAAACTCCACGCTTCGACTACATGGACTCCAGAACTGGCATCAAGTACAGCCGCCGAAGCCACGTACCCGAGGACGCCATCGTCCAAAGAGTCCCAAGAGTGTCGAAACATCGGTTCCTCTACCGGCTACGAACCAAGGGAGGTAGACGGGTGCGTGCTGCAACCCCTCACATGTGACGGCCTACGTCGAGTGGTATGGCAAGGACCGCAAGCAGGACTGGCGAACGCCGACGGCGCTCTTTGACCGGCTCGATGCGATCTATCGCTTCGACCTGGACGGGGCTGCCGACGACGAGAACGCCCTGAAGCCCGACTACAGCACCGCCGACCGTCCCGCTCCGTGGACCGGCCGGCGAGTGTTCTGCAATCCGCCGTGGTCCAGCATCCCGCCGTTCATCGAGCTGGCGGCGACGGCAGAGATTGCCGTCCTGCTGGTCCCGGCGCGGACCAACGCCAAGTGGTTCCATCGCGCGCTCGAACTCGGGGCGCGGCCAGCGTTCTTTGTCGGCAAGCCGAAGTTCGTTGGCGCTCCGTACAACAGCCCGGTTGACTGCCTGCTTCTCGTCTGGGGGCTTCCATGAGCGGAGCCGAACACCCCCCGCTGTCGAAGGAAGACGACCGGCTGGCAGCGATCCTGGCCCGTGGCGGCAATCTCGGGATCGGGGACAAGGTTCGCTACGACCACGCCCGCCAGCAGTGGCACGTTTGGGACGACGTGACCGGCATCTGGCGGCCGGACCTGACCCGCAAGATCAGGAAGATGATCCACGATCAGGCTGGCGAGTACATGAAGGACGCCAGCCCGGCCGAGGGGAAGATCCTGCTGACGCTCCTGAACGACAACAAGAAGACTTCGGTGCTGGCTTCCATGATGTGGATGGACGGCATCTCGATGAAGGGGGATGAGTGGGACCCCGACCCGAACCTGCTTGGCTGCGCCAACGGGATCGTTGACCTGCGGACCGGCGAGCTGCTGACGGGCAGGCCGGACTTGCTCGTGACCAAGAGCACCGGCATCCGCTACGACCCGGAAGCCGCTCCGCCCAAGGTCTTCGCCAAGTTCCTGCGCGACATCACCTCCGGCGATGCCGACGTAGCCGACTACATCCTCCGGGTGCTCGGCTACTCCCTGTACGGCCACCAGAAGGAGCAGAAGTTCTGGGTCATGGTCGGGCAGGGACAGAACGGCAAGGGGACCCTGAACCTGCTGATGATCCATCTCCTCGGAGACTACGGGATCTTCATTTCTCCGGCGATGTACATGCGGACCAAGAACGGTACAGCGGCATCACATCAGGCCCGCGTTGACCTGATGGAGCTGGTCGGCAAGCGGTTCGCGGCCACGTCAGAGCCGGTCAAGGGCGAGTTCAACGACGAACTCATCAAGGCCCACACTGGCGAAGATCCGATCCGTGCTCGCGGCATCTTCCAGAACCACGAGATCCAGTTCATGCCGACGCACACGCTGTTCCTGGCGACCAACAACCCGCCCCGCCTCGAAGACGTGGGCAAGTCCATGCAGCGTCGGCTGCGGGCCATTCACTTCCTGGAGCAGTTTGAGGGGCCGCGCAAGGACAAGTTCCTGCTGGAGAAGATGAAGGCCGAGTCCGAGGGCATTCTGCGCCTGCTGGTCATGTCGGCCATGCGTTGGCAGACCGACGAGCTGCCCGAACCAGAGAAGGTCCTGGAGTGGTCGTCGGCCTACATCAACGAGAACGACCCGCTGTCCGAGTGGGTCTACGACTGCTGCGTGCTCGACCCGCGGGCGACGGAAGGGGCCAAGCTCCTGGCCGACTCCTTCAACGACTGGGCCAACCGGAACGCCGCCGACACCATGTCCGCCCAGGGGTTTGGACAGGCCATCAGCCGGAGGTTCCGCAAGACCAAGACCAGGACTGGATGGGTCTATCTGGGTCTCAGGCTGAAGAACGCCGTGGAGTGGGCTGCGACTGCGGGAGATGGCGAGGAGTAGCCTGAGTCTGCGTCGTGTGACGGATGTGACGGATGTGACTAAGTTCCAGAAAAGTCCCCTAGAAAAAAGGGCCTTTTACGCGGAATTCTGGAAGTCCGTCACCTTCGTCACATCCGTCACAGAGCTGTCATGTCAGCAGCCCGAACTGGCATGAAAATTCCGATGGGTTGGCCTGAAAAATTTCAGGGGCTGGCCTGAAAAATCCCAGGGGCCGGCATGTCCGCCCGCCGCCGAGCCGGGCCGAAACCTACCGACCTACCCCGCCCCTCGCGGCCGGAAACCGGCTACGCGCCGGCATCCATAGGTATAGGACAGTGCATCCCTAGGTATCGGCCGCCGCCGAAGCGTGCCAGGCAAACCGATCCCTAGGTATTCGCCAAGGTAGCATCCGGTCTGGCGCCGAGCTGGGGCGGGCCTAGGGTGGACATGCCAGCCACTCCCGGCCAGACGCCACTCCCGGCCAGACGCGCCCGCCGATTGCCTCTTGACCCCCTCCGCCGACACCCTCATACTCCCGCTATCGACTGCCACCCCACGGCAGTCCGCACCACGGGAGCACCGACGATGTCTGACACCGCCTACGATCGCGCCATCACCTACGCCACCGATCGCGGCGCCCGCGACGGCCGGAACGCGGCTGAATGGTACGTTCAGGGCACACTGGCCGAGCGCGTTCGAGATCCGCGCCTCACGGCCGCGATCATCCTGCGCGGCGTTGAGGATGGGGACCCGGCCGTCCTGGACACCTTCCCTTACGCCGACCTGTCCGGCGAGTGGGCGGACACGCTGACGGGGCCGCAGCTTGTAGAGGACGCCATTGTCAACGCCGACGATTGGAGCATGCAGCGCGACGCGTGGCGCGCGTACTGGGCCAGCATGCTGACGGCCGATCAGGACATCTGTGACGCCTATGAGGAAGCCTACGCCGCCGCCGCCGCCGCCGAGATCGAACGCGCCGTCCGCGCCATTCTGGCCGACTGATGGTCGGCCATCTGTCCCGCGATCGACGCTGTGCAAGCTGCGGCCGGCGCCTCTGGGTCGCGCGCCTCTTGCGCGCATGGTTCACCTGGTGCGGAGTCTGTGACGCTCCGCCTGCCCACTAAACGCGTCATAGACAACCTGGACGCGGCCCCCACGCGGCCCCGAGGATTGCCCGGCCACTAGACCGGACCCGTCACCCGCCGACTAGTTGACATTCACGCCAACCCGCGCCTACAATCCATCACCGGCCGGGTCCGGTCCCGTCGCCCGTCGTGGGGGCGGGCGACAACCGGACCCGTCGCCGGCCCTAGCCCGAAGGGGGAAACCGATGCACGCCGTTTGGGATACGTCCGCTGTCTGGTACGGCGGAATGGGGCACAAGCTCCTGAGCATGGACCCGTCCGGCGATGATGACCGCCCCGATCGGGAGCAGTCCGCCGCTCATTGTTGCCGAGCCTAGTACCCGGACCGCGACGGCCGAAACGCACCCGTTCGGCCCTCCGGCCCGCGCACTAGCGGGACCGTCCAACAATCCCCACCACCGGCCGCCCCGCCATCCGGGGGACCACCGGAGTACAGAACAATGGCCGCCCTGGACATGGCGCTAGAGATCAGCGCCACGCAACGCGCCGCCGTCCTGGCGGAGCGTGCCGCCTACGACCGCCAGCGGGAAGCCGAAACCGCTGCCAACCTCGCCCGCCGCGAAGCCGAAGCCGCGGCCGAAGCCGGCAAGGCCGCGAGCGCGGACCTGCTGAACCTGCTGCGCGCGCTGGCGAACCGGGCCGAAACCGAACCGCGCGAGATCGTCCAGCGCGACGCATGGGCGCGCTCGCCAGAGTACGCTGCTACGTTCGCCCACGGGTACGTTCAGGCCCGCAGCACGTCCGGCGGGTACTCAGCCCACGCCCCTAAGGCCGTCCGCGCGTACCTGTTCCCGCATGGCGCGAGCGCGTCCGACGCTATCGACGTGTACGACTCCGGCAGGGGCACGCGCGACGCCGGCAAGCTGGCCGCCTACACGCAAGAGGCAACCGCCGCCCTCCTGGCCGCCCTGCGACCTTACACCGCCGCCGCATGGCTGGCCGCGCGCGGTATCGACCCGGCCACCGCCCCGGACCCGGCCGCCATTCTGGAATGTCGACCGATGGTCGGCCGGCGTTCGGACTGGTGGCAGGGCAACCGCACGGAATACTGGCAGGTGACTTGGCATGTCGCCCTTACCGGTAGTCCTGAGCTGGTCCCCGGCATCGAGATCCGCAACGGCTGGGACCTGGCCGAAGCGCGCGCCGATGCCGCCGCCGGTGGCCGTGGGCGAGCCAGCTACGATGCCCGCCGCGAGGCGCAAGCCGGACTCAACCAGCCCGGCGATGATGCCAGCCGGGAAGCCGTCGAGGAATGGGCCGCCAGCATGGCCCCCGAAGCCCTGCGCCTCATCGTGGCGCGTTACTTCGGCCCGTTCGATGACTAGGCCCCCCACCGCCCGCCATCGGGCCGGATACGTCGGCCGGGAATACTTCACCACCGGCCCGGATGACGGCACGTACAGCGCGGACCCGTCCGACTACTGGCACCACGCCGACGGCGATACCGTGGGTGCCATCATTCGCCGGCACCAGCCATACCGGACCCGTTCGGGCCGGATCGTCTACGCGCCCCGCATGGTGCGCCAGTACGGCACCGTTCGGGACCTGCGCCGCCTGGCGCGGGCCGCCGAACGGGCCGGGAGGGTTTGAGCTGTGGGCCTGTACGTCGAAGTCCAGTACACCGGCGATTGGTGGGGAGAGGACCCGCTGACCGAAACCGCGTTCGACAAGCCCGGCGACCTGTTCCGCGCCTTGGCCGGTAAGGACCATAGCCGGCCGTGGATGGCCCTTGGCCGTTGCACCGGCAAGGTCTACATCGACGTTCCCGGCAGCGCGTGCGGTCTGTGCGGCAAGCCGCGCAGCGAGCATGAACACAACCCGTCCACAAACCCGATCACGACGCGATGGATCGAACCGTGCCCGGAGCACCCGCACGGTGCCATCACGACGGACGGCCAGCACTACTACCAAGCCGACGCGCAACAGGTTGGCTGGATCTTCGAGGCCCGCAACCCCGAACCCGTCCGCCGTGGCGATCCCAAGGAAACCGGCCTGCGCATTGCGTGGGTCACGGTCCACGATGCCCCGCCAACCGTTACGCGCACGCCCCACTATGCCAACCTTGGCGGAGGCCCACGATGACCGACTACCGCCCGTCGCCCCTCGACCGCGAGTACGCCATCATCGAACGGTGGACCGAAAACCTGTTCGTGACACCCCGTCGGCAGGACATCCTGGACCTGATGGCCGACCTTGCTGCCTGCCCGCAATGCGGCCAGCCGCACGACTGCGCGCCGGACACGGCTGCCGACATGGAGGCCAACTACCGCTCCGGCTGGCTCGCCGGCCGGGACCAAGGCTACGCCGCCGGCAAGGCGGGAGAGGAGGTGTCGACCGATCCAAGCTGACGCTCTCACCAGCCGGCCGGGGGATCGTGGCTGACACTCCCGGCCGGCGAATGAGCGCGGCAGCCCGGCCCTTAGCCGGACCCGTTGCCCGCGGACGGTGGATAACCGACCGCACACGCTGGGAGTGTGGAAAGACTGTGGATAACCTCGGCTTGTACGTGTCCGTCCACTTGCGGGCGGATACCCCCATCCGCGCCGCGAACGCCGGATCGGCGGCAGCATCCCTCATCATCGAGGCCGACCCGACGACCGACGTTCGCGTCTACTTCCCGGCCGCGCCGGATGACCTCGCCGTCCTGGGCCGCCTTGCCGCCGCCGTGGCCGAGCTGCGGGCCGCCATCGTGCCGGCTGTCAAGCCTGACCCGTTGCCGATCTACACCCTGGAGCACGGGCAGATCCGCCGCAACGGCGAGCCGATCGTGACGCTCGTGCGGGCCGTGTGGGGCGATGGCGCGCCGTCGTGGGCCGAGATCAATGCGTTCGAGGCCCAGGTCGTGGACGCCCTCAACGCGCAGGCCGCCCGATGAGCGCCCTCGCCCGCGACTACTCCGACCGGCTGACGGACCCGGAGTACGATCCCGATCCGTCCGAAGCCGCCCCGTTGCCCGGCTGCCTGTGCGCCATCTGCCAGTGGTGCCGGTACGGTGCCGGCGAAGGCCGCCTGCCGGACCGCCTGGTCCGCCCCGACGATCCCGAATGGAAGCTGCTGCTCCGGCTGGCGGAGGACGTGACGCGATGACCGCCCGCCGCGAACGCACCCTGCCACAGAAGCTGGCCGACTGGCAGACGGCCTACGAATACGTCCTGGAGGCCGTCGCAACCAACTTCCCGACGACCGAACAGTGGTACGCCAACCGCCGTACCGCCGCCATCGTGGCCGCCATGCTCGTCGGCCAGAACGTGAAGCCGGTCATCGTGCCGGAGGAGGAGTGACAATGCTCGGAGATATCGGCCCGAATGGCCCTGCTGCCTGCAATCGGTACATGGGCGCTCGGCTCCGCTCTGGGCTGTACTGCGATCTCAATGCCGGACACGTTGGCAAGTGCGCGTCGCAGATGTCGGTCCGTGGTTTTGAGGCAAGACGCCTTCGCTATGCCGACACCGTTGCTCGCATGGAGTCGTTGATGCAGGCCGTCAACACGCTAGTCGATGTAGGAGTCAAGTAGATGGACGCCCGCCTTGCCAAGCTGGTTCTGATGCTGGACTCGGAAAGCCGAACGGCGGCCAGTGACGAATACGGTCCCGTTAGCAAGTCCTACGCCAACGGCATCCGCTTCGCCCTCCACGCCATCAACACCGTCTACGGCACGCAGATGCGGGACGACGCCGAGGAGGAGATCCACCTGCTCGTCCAGGAGGCCCGCCGCACGCTGGCCGGAAAGGAGGGAGGATCGTGACAAGGCAGCGGTGCGGGGCAGTCAACCCTGCGCCCGACGAAGAATGGGACACGCATCCGTGTGGGGACTTCCCCGAGCACCGTGGCTTGCACGTTCCGTCGCCATACGGTGAGCCGTGGGGGACCGATCGCCAGCGGATCGAAACCTTGGAGGACAAAGTGGCCGATCTGATCCGTACCGTGGACACCCTGTGGGACTGGACGGCCGAGAGGTGATGCCCGCCAAGCCGCCCGTGTGGGCTTGGTGCGTCCAGTGCGAGGTGTGGGTCGGGTCCGTCCCGCCCCTGCTCCCGCCACTGTGGTCGAACACGAAAGCCGCCTACATGCACCGTCAAGGAACCGGCCACGTCGTCAAGCTCCGCACATGGGAGAAGATCGCAGAGCTGGCGTTGCAGGCCCGTAACGGAGGGTCGTGATGGCTTGCAGAACCGCGCGGTTCGGGGCAAGTTTCGAGGTGTCGGACGAGGTTGCCGTTGCCGCCGACTTCGACCTGGAGGAGTACGTCCGCAAAGCCTTGGCGCGTAAGTTGCCTGACGAGATCAGGTCCCGACGCGGTGCGCTTTACCGGGCAACTGGGCCGATGGGGGATGTTCGGTCTGCTCGCAATCTGTCCTTCTACACGACTACGTATGCCGCTCGCCGGCTGTACAAGTACGTCAGGCCGAAGAAGGCCAAGACGTGAACCGCCAGCACGATTACGGTGATGGTCCGGCCTGCCCGGACGACGCCGGCCACGGGCACCTGTACACCTTGCGGGATGCGTTCCGTGAGGTATACTGGTGCGTAGTCACGCAGACCCGCTACCACATCGGGCCGGGCTACGTGCCCGGAGAGAGGATCACCAATGGGAACGACGCCTTACGACCCCACGCCGGAGCCGACGTTCGCGGAAACGCTCCGGCAGGACTTCGCCCTCGCCGTGACCGGCGACCGCTACGGGCCGACCCGCCGGCGGGTCCTGTGGGGGATCGCCCTGCTGTCCCTGGTGCTGGCCCCGGTCCATCCGCTGGTGCCGATCGCCGGCATCATCGCCCTCGTGCTGATGGGGGAGTGACCCTGTGATCTTCGCCGTCTACCCCGGCGACCGCCTCATCGCCTTCGTCGCCGTCGCCGTGGCCTTCACGTTCTGCCGGTTCGCGGCGCATATCTGCCGGGAGGAAGCGGAGTGGAGTTGACCCACGCCTCGTTCTTTTCTGGCGTAGGAGGGATGGACCTTGGCATCGAAGCCGCAGGCTGGCGGACCGTCAGCTTCTCCGAGATCGACCCGTACGCCAGCGCCGTCCTGGCCGAGCGATGGCCGGATGTGGCAAACCTGGGAGACATCACCGACCTTGCTCGCGCCGAACACGGGAGCGAAGCCGGTGAACGGGAAACGGCAGGACGGCAGCAGGCTGGATCGTATCCCGATCGCGTGGGCTGGACCCGTGCCGACCTCTGGACCGGCGGCTTCCCCTGCCAGGACCTCAGCGTCGCCGGCAAGCGGGCCGGGTTCACCAGCGGCGAGCGATCCGTCCTCGCCTTCACCTTCCTTGACCTTGTGGAGCGATACCGCCCTGCCGCCATCCTCCTCGAAAACGTCCCCGGCCTCCTCAGCTCGAACGACGGCCGGGACATGGGACGGCTCCTCCAGGAAATGGCAGAACTCGGGTACGGCGTGGCGTGGCGGGTTCTCGACGCTCGACACTTCGGAGTGCCCCAGCGCCGGCGACGGGTTTTCATCCTCGGCCTGCGAAGCCAGCCTGACGACCCTTCGGGACATCTTGCAGCCGAGCGCGCCGCAGCGGTTCTCGCTGTCGGCACGCGCTGCGGAAGGCATCCTGCGAAGGGCGGCTCGAAGGGGGCGGATGCTCCCGACCGCTTTGCAGACGGCGTTGGAGGCGCTGGCGCTCTCCCCCAAGCCGTCACCAGCAAGTGGTATCGCGGAACCAGCGGCCCGGCTGGAGACGAGCACCACAACCTCATCTGTCCGCCGGCTGACGCCCGTGGAGACGGAGCGCCTGATGGGCTGGCCGGACGGCTGGACGATTGCGCGGGCGTGGAAGTCTGGACGAAGCGCGGGCGGGCGCAGTCGGCAGACGCCCCCGAAACGTGGGGCGACGGAACCGTGATGCCGACGCTCAACTCGTTCGACACGGGCGACAGCCGGGCGACGGCGCTGGTTGCGCCCACCGTCAACGCCAACAAGACCGGCGGCTGGCGGTACGACGCCGACCAGGCCGAGAGCCTGCAAGTCGCGCCCGCTGACGGCCCCGACGATCCGCTCCTGCCGCTCGGCCTCGACTCGCACCGCTACCGCTGCTGCGGGAACGGCGTCGTGGCCCCGGTGGCGTTCTGGATCGCCCGCAGGCTGGCAGCAGCGATGACCGCCAGCGAGGAGGAAGCCGCATGACAACCGCCACCCGCCCAACGCCCGGCCCGCCTGACGCGAAGAT